GCGTTCGGAGACGCGCGTACGGCAAGCCATCCACTACATGGGGGCCGCTCTTACGGTCGCTGCCGCTGAACAGTCGTCCGAGCATCGGGCCAACGGCGGGGACGCGAAGAACGACCCGGGGGAGCGGCTTCGGAAGGTTGCGAAGGGCTTCACGCTGACCCGGAACATTGACTCACTCATGCGTGAGCTTCGGGCCGTCCCGTCCGTTCACGTGGACGCTTCCGACTTTGACGCGAACCCGGACTTGCTCACGTTCAAGAACGGGACCGTTCACCTTCCCACGGGTGAGATGCACGCGCACCGCAAAGAGGACATGCTTACGTACGCGCTCGATATCGAGTACAACCCCCGCGCGGAGTGCCCCCGTTGGGAAGCGTTCCTTGACGAGATTTTCCCCGGCAATCCTGACCTTCCCTCGTTCATGCGACGCATGATCGGGTACGGGATCAGCGGGCATGTCTCGGAACAGTGCTTTGCGGTTTTCTGGGGGAAGGGTGCCAACGGTAAGAGCGTGCTCACCGACACGCTTACGCACGTCTTCCGCACCATTTCCAAGACCACGCCGTTTGCCACGTTTGAGGAAAAGCACGGTGGCGGTATCCCCAACGACATTGCAGCGTTGCGGGGTAGCCGGTTGGTCATGGCGTCTGAGGGTGAGTCCGGTAAGCCCATGTCCGAAGCGATCCTTAAGCGGGTCACCGGTAAGGACATGATTGCCGCTCGCTTCCTGCGGCAAGAATTCTTTGAGTTCAAGCCGTCTTTCCTCTTGATGCTCGCCACGAACCACAAGCCCCGTTTCAAGGGTCAGGACGAGGGGCTTTGGCGACGAGTCAAGATGGTGCCTTTCAAGCGGTGGTTCGCCCCTCACGAGCGTGACCACCACCTTGACACCAAGCTTGCCGCTGAGTCCGAAGGTATTGCCGCATGGGCCGTTCGCGGCGCTATGGAGTGGTACCGGGACGGACTCAAGGACCCGGACGTAATCACGAGCGCGGGCAAGGAATACCGAGAGACTTCGGACGCGCTTGCCGGGTTCTTCCCGGGCGTTCTCGAAACGGGCCCTGAGACATGCATGGTCAACGGCAATGAGGCGTTCAATCTCTACCTTGAGTGGTGTGAGGCTGAGAACCTGCCGGGCCGTGAGCGGTGGACCCGGACGACGTTTTACAGCGCCATGGAAGAGCGCGGGGTGACCCGGAAGAAGACCAACAAGGGGATTGCTCTTGTGGGTTGTCGTGTCGCCAACGCTGCCCCCGAAGCAACCGGGCCGGGCATCTTCGCCAAGTAACCGAATACGCACACCCGTTGAGGGGCTACCTACTCAAGTAGTAGGTGGCCCCTCTTCGTTTGAGGGGAGAGAGCTAGTGCAGACCTACCGCCACAACGTGGCCGGGGAGACGGTTACCGTACGCGTCCCGCAGGATGCGCGGGACCTTGACCGGTTCCGGGATTGGGTGCGTACCGCCAACGAGCGGGGCCCTATCGCGCTGGACACGGAGACCACCGGGCTTGACATCTACGGACAGGCGTACCGTCTCCGCACCGTTCAGTTTGGGGACGAGCGGGAAGCGTGGGTAATCCACTGGGAGCGCGGGAACGAGTTCAGGCACTCGGCACTGTGGGCCCTTGAGGTCATCAAGCGATTCCGAATCCACAATGCGCCGTTTGATTGGCTCGTGTTGGACCGACATGCGGGGGTGCCGCTCGAATCGCTCGCACCGCGCACCGTAGACACGAAGCTACTTGCCGGGCTCGTGGACCCCCGGCAGCCTCAAGAGGGGGGCATTGGGACCGGCCTCAAGCCTCTCAGTGCGTACTACGTGGACCCGTCCGCCCCGGACACCCAGGGGGACCTTACGGCGGTCTTCCGGTCGCTTGGCCTCACTAAGGCCACCGGGTGGGCCGGTATCGACCTTGACCACCCCACGTACAACTTGTACGCCGGTCTTGACGTGATCCTCACGAGCCGTGTTGCTCCGGTTCTTGCCGCTGAGCTTGCCCGGTTGGGCGTCCGTGACGTGCTTGTGCAGTACGAACACGAGATAGCCCGTATCTGTGCAGTGATGCAGCGCAAGGGCATGATCCTTGACGAAGATTACGTTCGTACCCTGTCCGGCATCCTGCGGGAGGAAGAGGCGGAGTACGCGACCGTAGCCGCCCGCTACGGTGTCGAGAACGTCAACTCAACCCGTCAGATTGCCGAAGCCCTGATTGGCATGGGGGAGACGCTGACGGAGCGCACGGCGTCCGGCGCCATCAAGGTTGATAAAGCCGTCTTGCTCTCGCTCGCTGACATGTCGTTGCAGTGGGAGCGACTGAACACGCGAACCCCTAACCCGCTCGCTGACGCGGTGCTGAGGAGTAAGCGCGCCGGTAAGTGGTGCACTGCATACGCGGATACGTTCCTTGAGACCGTGGACGAGAACGGACGCATTCACCCGTTCATCAATTCCATGCAAGCCCGAACCGGTCGCATGTCGATTACGCGTCCGGCGCTCCAAACGCTTCCGTCTTCGGATCAGATGGTGAGGCGTGCCCTACTCGCTGAGCCGGGGCACGTGATGATTTCGACCGACTTTGCAGCCGTTGAAATGCGCGTGTTGGCTGCCCTTGCCGACGTGAAGAAGATGAAGGAAGCAATTCGGACCGGGCAAGACTTGCACGACTTCACGGCCCGGCTCGTCTTCGGTGACGGCTTCACTAAGGCTCACCGGAAACTCTGTAAGGGTGTCGGCTTCGGCAAGGTGTACGGCGGTGGCGCGGCCACCATTGCCCGGCAGACCGGTGCACCCATGGACGACGTACAGCGCGCCATTGCCGCGTATGACCGCGTGTATCCGGAGATCAAGCGCGCGTCTGCCCGGTGGCAGCGTGAGGCGTTCCAATCCGGCATGGTCCACGTGTCGGCAACCGGTAGGCGGCTTCCGCTGGACCGTGACCGTACGTACGCCGTGGTCAACTACGCGTGTCAGTCCGCTGCCCGTGACGTGTTGGGACAGTCCCTCTTGCACATCGAAGAGGCGGGGCTACTGGACACGTTGCGGCTCCCGATCCATGACGAGGTTCTTGTTTCTGCCCCCGCGAACGAGGCGGAAGAGATCGCCCGGGAGATTGAGCGTTGCATGACGTTCGAACTCTTCGGCGTCCCCATTGAGGCTGAGGCGGAGATTGGTAGGCGCTCGTGGGGCAGCCTGTACGGGGCTGACTTTTAGTCACTTTGTGACGTGAGCCACATGAGTAGGTGACTCTCAGTTGTTACCAAAACACCACGGAGTCACCTACTCAAGTAGTAGGCGGTGACCTGCGTCACCTACTCAAGTAGTAGGTGGGGTCAGTTCCCGCCACACAGTCCAAGATCAAACCTTCTGTACTGCGAATCCATGCTTGTGACACGCCGGTGACTTCCTTACATCCAAAGGATGAGGCCGGGTCACGCCTTGGAAACCTCTACAACTACAAGCCAAACGCCTACGTCTAACCGGGCAGAACGACCGTTGCCACCTACTCAAGTGGGACGTAAGTTCACCTCAGCAACGACGTACGGCCCTGATCAAGCCCCGTCGTCACACCCCGGACGGGGCTTGGTTCGTTGTGTCTCAGCTCACCCATGCCGTGGCACCCCCTTGCCCAAAACAAGGTGTGACCTAGGTCACTTGATCTAGTCACCGATTCGGCCCCGTTCGGGAATCCCTTGCGCTCCAGCGCAAGCAGGAACCCACCGAACGGAGAGCCGAACCATGCTGAACCTGACTCTTGAGCAGATCACCGCCGCGAAGAACAACGACGCTTCCGCCGTTGCCCACGTGGTCAACGAGACCGAAGAGCGGGTTACGCAGCTTGCCCGTAAGTACGCCACCACGGGCGGCTTCACGGACTATGCGCTTATGGACGACCTTGCGCAGGAAGGGCGTATTGAACTGTGGAAGGCCATAGCCCGGTTTGAGGGTGTGAGCGTCGCTCAGTTCTTCACCTTCATTGACCAGACCCTCAAGGGGGTCATGAGCAGTCAGCGCCGCGCAAGCACGCGCCACGGTGTCTCTGAGGATGTGGCCAAGTATTTTGAGTCGGCGCTGACCCTTGCGCACGGCGACCCGTACGAGGCTGAGCGCATCTGCACTGACGCAGAGATCATGGGCAAGCGCCGCATGTCCACGGAAATGGCGTACGCGGCCCGTCTCTCGTGGCAGGGGCTTGACTCCATCGACACCCCCGCCACCACAGACGAGGGGGATGAGACCACGATTGGTGACCGTGTCCATTCCACCATCGGTCTTCCGGAAGACCTGATTGAGCCCCGGGACATTGAGACCGCGCGGCAGCGCGAGACGGCGCGGAACGTTCATGACGCGCTGAACAAGATGGGCAAGAAGAGCGCTGACATTCTCCGTGGTACCTACGGCGTCAGCCCCGCCCCGATGGCTTTCGGAACCGAGAACGAAGACTTGCTTGCCGATTGGGTCGGCATGGCTAAGTCGCTCGTCCGGCAGAACCGGTCTAAGGCCAAGACCCGGTTCCGTGACCTTTACCTCAAGGGTGCGAATTCCTGAGCTGGAATCCCTTCCCCTCAAGCCCAACTAGAGACCACCACTCAGGAGAGAACGCCATGAACAAGTTCCGCGCTGCCGACGGTTCCACCATCGAACTCACGCCCCGGGGTCACCTCGTGGACATGCACGTAAAGAGCGCCACCGGCCGGACCGTGGCCACGGTCGTGAAGACCACCGACGAGGCTTCGGCCCTGATTGCCGGTCTCAAGGCGGGCGCGTAAGTGCCGGGCGTAACGGGGCGTGCCCCGTGGGACCGACACCGAAGCTACTGCGAATGCTGCACCGAAGAGCCTGCCGAAGTCTGGGTTGAAAGCCCGACAGTCCCCGCTAAGGAGAGAGCCGAAATGATGAACGAGACCCGAGAGACTAAGGCCACCATGAACGGCGCGGTGGGGCGCGTCATCGCGTGGCACAACGACAAGGAAGTTAGCCACGTATCGCTTGCCGTTCCGGGTGACCGGGTGAAGCTCACCCCGGCTCAGGCGCGCGCTCTCGGCAAGTGGCTGATGGACCACGCCGACGAGATCAACGGCGCTGAGGTTCGCGCACGGGCAAAGGTCATGGGGGAGCGGCTTCGTGCTGCCGGGGTGACCCGGTGGTGAAGGGGTTTGACTTCGGGCCGCAGACCGATTCGGAGTACGTAGCCGACCGGGCCGACATATGGCGGGCGGCACGGGCCCTACTCGACTCGTACGAGTGGGAAGAGAAACCCGACCCGTACGACGTAATAGGCGTGGCTCAGTTCCTCGCTGGTGACACAACCGAAAAGTGACCAACCCGGGACCGGTCTCCTACTCAAGTAGTAGGTGGCCGGTCCCTTTGGTTAAGGAGAGAGCACGAATGAACGTTGATGTGATCGCGTCCACCGTTATGCGTGATGTTCCGCTGTACGACGCTTACGGGTATGACGTGTGGCCGTTCGGAAGCGTTGAGCACATCACGGACGCTGACGCACTCGGGGAGACTTCCGGGCGTCTCTGTTACAAGAGCTTCAACCGGCCCAACCCGAAGACCGCCGCGAACGCCGACTACATGGCGAACATCCTTCGGCAGGGGCATTACTCGGTTCTCGAACACTCTTCGGTCTCGTTCCTCGTCCGGGGCGTTTCCCGGGCCCTACTCGCTGAGCTGAGCCGACACCGCCACCTGAGCCTTTCCGTGGTCTCTCAGCGGTATGTGAACTACGACGACACGGAACCGGTCATCCCTCCCGCACTTGAGGGGACCGGCGCTGAGGATGTGGTTAACGCTGCCTACGGTCACGCGTCTGAGGTTTACACGGGACTCGTCAACTACTTGATGAAGACTCAGGGGCTCAAGCGAAAGCAAGCACGCGAAGCCGCACGGGCCGTACTTCCGAATGCCGCCCCCGTAGACATGGTGGTTACCGGCAACCTTCGCGCATGGCGTGACGTTCTCGGCAAGCGGTGGCACGTGGCCGCTGACGCTGAGATATGCCGCTTTGCTTCGTTCATCCTGGGGCACCTTCGGGACCTTGCCCCCAACAGCGTTCAGGACATCCCCGACGAGCCTTACGGGAGCGACGACAAGTGAACGAGCGTGACCCCAGGGAATCCCGGTTGCCGAAGTGGGCACAAGAGGAACTGTCATCGCTGCGGTACAAGCTTGAGGTGGAGCGGCAGCGCGTAGAAGAGATGCGCGGGAACGTTCCGAACGCTGACACCTTCGTGAGGGACTACACGAGCAAGGATCGGCCCCTTCCGCTAGGTGCGCGGGTCGCTTTCCATACGGTCCCCGATGACGGGCGACTCAGGCGCGCAATCATTGCGCACGTGGAAGACGGGAAGTTGTGCATTCAGGGTGACCACTCGTTCGTGATCCACCCCCGCGCATCGAACAGTGTCTACATTGAGTTTGAGGAAAGGTACCGGTGAGCCGACCCGACTTTGATTCGTACTACCTTGCCGGGGCTGAGTGGGCGGCAACGCGTGCCGACTGCACCCGCTCTCAGGTGGGGGCCATGCTCGTATCACGAGAGCACCGGGTGACCCCGGGCTACAACGGACTTCCGTCCGGCATACCCGGGTGTGCGTCTGCCGGGAACTGCCCGCGCGGGAAGCTGAGCCCGGACGACTGCAAGCCGGATAGCGATTACGCGAACTGTGCCGCGAACCATGCGGAGTACAACGCGATTACTCGCGCTCGTCCGGAAGACTTGCCGGGTGCCACGCTGTACGTGACGCGCACCCCATGCCCGGCGTGCTGGACTTTGATTGAGTCCGCCGGTCTCGCCCGGGTTGTAACGCCTGAGCGCAAATACCGGCGTCCGTGAAACTGGCCCCCTGCCCTTTTGGGGTGGGGGGTCTTTGCATTCCGTAGGGAATTTCCCCCCTTTGATATCCTGACTCGGAATGTCCGAAATTCAGGAGGGGATTTCATGCGTCGCCTTGTATGCGCTATCGCGCTCGCCGTGGTCGCGCTCACGCTTTCCGCTTGCGGTAGTTCCGATGGGGGATACCCGGGCCTTGATGCGCTTAACGCCACGAGCGCCGGGAGTGCGAGCACATCCGATAAGGAACGAATTCTTAAGTCCGTGTGTGAGACGGGCGCGAAGGAAGGCGAGGCGGGGGAATTCGCCACGGCTGCCAACCGCACATTCGGAACGTCGCTGAGCGCCGACGAGGCGCGCGGGATCATCAAGGCGAAGTCCCCAGACTGCTAAGGCTGTGAGCCACGTCACACCCCATCTACTACTTGAGTAGGTGGGGTGTCGTGCGTATGGTGGGCCCGCACTCACGCACGCACGACGAAGGGGAACCGATGAAGCTCAAGCCCGGACAGGAATACACCGCCCGTTGCGAGTGTGGGCACGCGTGGCGGTACATGGTTCTGCGGGGAGACCTTGAAGCCGGACGGGCCCCGCTTTGCCCGGTGTGCATGACGCGCAGACCAGCGGGCAATGTGAAGTAGTCCACACGGAGAGGGCCACCTACTACTTGAGTAGGTGGCCCTCTTGCCGTACTGTCAGACGCGCAACAGCGACGAAGGGTGAGGCAATGTTCAAGGGTCAGATGGTCACGGCGCACACGGGCACCACGAAGCGGGGCACGTACAAGGTGGTTACCGGCACCATCGTTGACTTTGAGGCCCGGAACATCACGCCGAACCACTACGTGGTTGACGTTGTGATTGAGGCTGACGGCATCCTGTACCGCACGGGACAGGGGCGCGTCATTGAGGTATTCGACACTAAGGCGGAAGAGTCCGTTGCCGTAGTCGAGACCGAAGACGAGGTTGAGCCGGTTGAGGCTCGTCCCGCCATTGCCGGTGAAGTGGTCCACACAGTGGACATGCCCGGCGGCTTCGCTGACTACATCGACGGAACGAACTTCGTTGCCGGTGGTGACGACATAGACCCGGACTGCAAGGCCGCTCGTCTCGCGTACGAGGGTGCGCGGTACATCAAGCGGGGCCGTGGGTACACGCTGCGGATTACGGCCGGTAGGGGAGCGCTGGACGTGTTCACGGACTACGCGGAAAACCTGCTTGCCATGGCGGACGTGTTCACTCGCGCTGAGATCAGCGGGGCTACGAAGTGGCTTGAGCGTGTGGCTAGTGTCTGACTCTGCCGTGCCGTACCCTCGTACCTACCGACACACCAACCCGAAGGGGAGATCATGACGACGAAGCCGAAGCCGAAGACTAGGGCGGCGAAGAACATCAAGGCGGGGGATTGGGTGGTATTCGGCAGTCTGGCGTGGTGGGCCGGTGAGCCGTGGCAGGAAGACGGGAAGGTGTTCATTCCCTTCGGGTACACGGTGGAAGAGTTCCGACCGGATGAGCGATTGAAGATGGATTACAGCAACTAGCAGACGGCCCCGCTTCGGCGGGGCTTTCTTGCGTTTGAGGGTCCTCACCCTAGAGCCGCCTACTACTTGAGTAGGTGGCTCTTTTTGCGTTGTGTGTACGTTACACATACGTTATATTCACGTGATCACTTTCACAAACGCATAGCTATACGGACCACCTACTACTTGAGTAGACGATCATGGACTAGGTAGTCAGTTCCTCAACTACCGCACCACCATTGGGAGTTACCGCGCGTCTACTGCGTAAGGAGTAGGGCCCCTCGTCCTTTGAGCTGACTTGTTCGAATTTCAAACACGACCCTGCGGCGGATGGTGTCGTGCGACACATTTGCAAAGGTTGAGTCATGCCAATTCCGCCATACGAAGTAGAACTTTCAGTCACAATCCCCGTGGTCAACGCGGGTGGACACGTTGAGTACCGCACGTGTCCGGCGCTTGAAGAGCTGCGGGACGTGGACCAAATCGACGGGTGGCGAGACCTTACGCTTGTGCTCAAGGCACACAGCACCGCCGTAGCTCAGATCATCGGGCAGCACCCATGCCGGGGGTTCCGGATGGCCGCCCGGGGAACTCTGTCCCGCCGGTTGCTGGGTGTCGCTGAGTGGGTGAAGTCGCGTGAAACCGGCGCGCTCGTCCCCCGAATGCTGTGGACGGCTGAGGGGTTGTTCCCGCTCAACCCGTGGGGGGACGGGCCGGTAACTCCCCTCACCGGGCTAAGTCATGTAACCCCCAGGAAGGCCGCCGCGTAGCACACCCGGTAACCGGATGCTCACATTCCACTTAGGGAGGACACCGCCATGTCTCGACACCGACGCGCGTCCCGAACGAAGACGGTCGTTGCCGTCTCCGGGGCCGCTGCCACTTTTGGCGTGCTCATGACCGCCACCACACTTGCGGCGTCCCCTGCGCCGTCTGAGCGGGTGCCCCCTAGTGGAACCGTGAACGTCCCCGCCGTGCCGGAAGCTGACCGGCTACCCGGGAAAGCCCCTCAGCGGCCCGCTAGCGGCCCCGCGCAGGAACCCGGGCCCAACGAGACGCCGAAGCCGTCCGAGACCACCACACGGGCACCCCAGCCCCGCCGGACCCCGCACGCGCCGACCACCCCGAAGCCGAAGACCACCCCGAAGCCGAAGCCGAAGCCGTCCGAGACGAAGCCGCCAAAGTCCTTGATCCGTAAGGGCATTGAGCGTCTGGTACCCGACGCCAAGCGCCTGCCGGATTGGGCATGGCCCATCGTCCACCGGGTGGAAGAGCGCAAGGCGGACGGCACGACCGTTCAGGCGTACATGAACGACGCGGGCAAGCTCGTTGTACGCGCCCGGGTCAAGGCGGACGACGACAAGCCCCGTGGGCTCTTCGGGCTCTTCACTGCCTACGTGCCGGACGCGAAGCGGGACCAGGGGGCCGACGTTGTAGACGTGCGCCTTGAGGTTGAGGACCCGACCACGGCGACACCGCAGAAACCGGCCGAAGTTGAGGTAACCGCCACCAACCCCAAGACGGATGAAACGGTCACCACGTCAGCGAAGGTGAAGCGTCCAGAAGAGGCGGACGAGGTGGCGCGCGATGCCGTCAAGGATGCCGTGGACGAGGCGACCGACGAGCACAAGGAAAAGGCCGCGTAGCCTGCCCGTGTGCGGATCACTTGGGCGATTGAGGGGCACGGCGTAGGCAGTGCCAACGCGGACGACGTAGACGGGGCTGCAAGGGCTCTTGCGGACGCTGTACGGACGGCATACGAGAAACACGGCACATCCGTCCAAGTGCACGTACTGACAACCTTTGTGGCCCCCCTACGTTTCCAGCTCGTGACAGACGGCCGGTCGGCGGTAGAACGCGGTGACGAATGGTCAGCATCCCTTGGGGGACTTTTGGTCACTCTCTATCCCGAGTAAAGATCGTCGGGCTACGGTGTGTGCTATGAGCGCGCCGAGTCGAACACCTACGCGGGACATCCCCCCGATTGAGGGGAAGATCAAAGAAGAACGATGGGGGAGTGTTGGTTTCCGACTGGACGACGACACGTCCCCCGGACAGTGCCGAGACGCTGCCCGCTACATGATGAGCCGGTTTCAACTCACGTGGATGCCGGACCTTGTGGACGATGTGTCAGTGATGGTGTCTGAGCTAGTCACGAACGCGTGTCGGCACGCCGGGGATGCATTCCCCGCCGGGGCGCTAACCATGTGGCACCCGAACAAGTGGCTTGTGATCACCGTGCACGACAAGAGCCCCTATATCCCGTACCGGCAGACCTACCGTGGGGCCGTACCAACCTCATCGTTTGCGTGGGGGGTCAGCGACGCTGACACCATGCTCGGGCGGGGGGTGCAATCTGACCCCCTGGACGGATGGGACACCGAAACCGGCCGTGGTCTACAGCTCGTGCGCGCTCTCGCCGCTGAGCACTGCGGCGAATTCGATTGGGCCCGGGACCAAGACCCGGCCACCCCCGGCAAGGTGGCCCGGGTCCGCATGTTGCTGCCCAACGTCCAGTGGCCCCACACGTACCGAGACCCGTTCTCAGGCCGGATCGTCAACGGGAAGCGACGCGACCGGCTACAGGACATGTCCCCGTGGGAGCAGTCGGTACGGCAGCCGTAGGCGGGGGGTACGTACCCTGGAAGCCCACGACTAGGAAGCGGCCCGTGACATGCGCGTTTACGTCCCTCTGACCCTCTCCGGACTCGCTGAGGCGTACAGGACCGGGGAGCTAGGTCCCGCCCCGTTCAGCGCCTACGCGGTCACTGAGGGACTGCGAGTGTGGTTGACATACTCCGAAGAGTGTGACACTTGTACTCACCATGAGTTCACAGCACGACGGCGAGATACCCGCCACCTTCAAGCCTGCCCACGTCACCACGCCTGAACTGCCCACACTCCCCCCAGGTTGGGAGACGGCACACCGGTTCATCTACCCGCCCGCGAGTGGCCCCGCAGCGAACTGGCCCCGGGCGGTCATCTACGCCCGTCAGTCCAAGCTCAACGAAGACGGGTCGAACGCCTCACCGCAGATGCAGAAGACCGCCGGTGAGGGTCTGTGCCAAGCAAGGCAATACAACCCCGTCGCGTGCTTCACGGACGCCGGTAAATCCGGATGGGATCCAAAAGTCAAGCGTGAAGGCTTTGACGAACTCATGGAATGGGTTCGGGCGAAGAAATGCGATGTGGTCGTAATCTTCGCGCTCTCCCGCCTTACCCGCCAAGGTGCCATTGACGCTCTCGAAATTGAAGCGGAAATGCGCAAGCACGGTGTGACGCTCGTAAGCGTTCAGGAACCGTACCTTGACACTTCCGACGCTATCGGAATCGGCATCTTCGCCATTATCGCCGGTCTCGCAAAGCAGGAATCCGACAACAAGTCGGCATTCATCGTCAACGCGCGAGAACTCGCCCGGCAAGCCGGGGGTCACCTTGCAGGGTCGCCCCCCTTCGGAATGCGCAGCGTCAAGGCCAAGACCCCGGAAGGTGTTTCGTGGGTCAAGCTCGTTCCGGAAGACGAGTTGTGGTTCCGCGAATGGACCGAATCTGACGCCGTACGGCGCATGGTCGATATGGCCATGGGAAACCCGGAAAAGGACGTTCCCGGGAAGTCCCCCGGCAAAATTGCCGAATGGCTCAACGCTGAGGGAATCCCGACCCCCGCACAACGCAAGGTGAACGAGGGGCGCAAATTCCGGGGACACCGGCCGAAGGTCAAGCCGTCCCCGCCGCACTGGTCAGCGTCACAAGTCCACCGGGTATTGCGAGACCCGCGCATTGCCGGAATGGCAGCGGACAAGGTGGGGGTGTACCACTACGAGATTCGCATGGGCGACGACGGAACCCCCTTGCACGTACACGAAGGAATCATCACCCCCGCGAAGTGGTACCGACTCCAGAACGCACTAGGGGCCGCAGGGAAGAAGGGAAAGCAAGTGGAGAACACCACGCGAACACTGCTCACCGGGTGGGAGTTCGCCCGTTGCGAGTGCGGCACGTTCCACACCTACGCCGGGCAGCCGACCCAAAGCCGAAGCCCCTACTACCGGTGCAGCCGTACGGCGGACTCCCGTAGGGCACTCGGCAACGGACACACCGCGAACGCCATTCAGCAAGCCCCGCTTGATGAGTACGTGGCCCGCCGTGTCTTCGCGCGAATGCTCGCCCTGGACCCGACAGACCCCGATGACCTCACCCTTGCCCGCGAAGCCGCCCGCCGGTTCGCCGCTCAGCAAGACACCAGTGAGACCGCCCGCAAGCTGGACGAGTTCAAGGCCCAGTTGGCGCACACGGAATCGAGCCTCAAGGACCTTTACGAAGAGCGGTCGCTCTACAAGGGGGCCGAAGGAAAGAAGGCATGGCGGAACGCCGTCTCAACCATGCTCGCCACTCAGGCCCGGTGCCACGAAGAGATTGAGGCCCTTGAGGAAGAGCAGACAGAACGAATCGTCATGCCCATTGACCAGTGGTACGACGCCAACTCAGACGACCCGATCGGGCCCCGCTCCCCGTGGGCTCAGTGGGGACTCATCAAGCGCCGTGAGTTCCTGTCCATGTGGCTGGACGGCATCACCATTCACCAACCGGCCGTCCCGCAGACCGGCCCAAAGGCAGCACCCATAGAGCCCCGGGTCACGTTCCAGTGGGCACAGCCGACGAAGACGGACGACGAAGACGACGAGGACGAGCCCTTGACCCTTGAGGGGCTGCAAGAGGTCTCAGAGACCGTCTGACGGCCCGTGTAGCGCCTAGAGGGGCCCCGGTGAGGCAACGAGCCCGCCGGGGCTCTCTCAGGCCCTTAGAGACGCGCTGAGGGGCGCGTCTCTCTTTTTTGCCCTAATGGTTGCCTAGGGCTACTACTTCAGTAGTTCCGGGGCAGCGGTTTTCAGCGGGGGAGGGGAGCGCAAGCGATTCCACTAACAGAAAGTGACCACTGACTACATACAGTCATCTAATAGTGACGTAGTGACGAAATGACGAGTACCTGTGTTCCACCCATACATTCCAAAACAAGCTTTATGGCAGGGATGCCAAACCCCACGTCACCACGTCACTTCGTCACCACGCCCGGCGGGAATCCCTCCCCCTCTAGCGCATTGATATTGGAATCCCTTCCCCTCTAGTACATATAGGAAGGGAGTTCCGCGCACCCCTCAAAACAAGGCGGACCGCGAACCCTTCCTACGGCACCGGCTCACTCTCTCCGGTCGGTGCCCTTGCTCTCTTAGCTCAACGGTTAGAGCTTCGGCCTGTCGAGCCGACGGTTACCGGTTCGAATCCGGTAGAGAGCGCTAGGCGGGGTTGATGATTGCGGCTTCATGGACCGCATAGGCCCCGTCTTCAATCCTTCCGTAGCTCAGCGGTAGAGCGGCCCGGGGAATGCCGGGTGACGGTTTGTGCGTCGGTTCGAATCCGACCGGAAGGACGCTGGGAAGACACGCATGGTCAGTGGACCGGCCCTTTGGGGCGTAAGTGGCAGTCGGGGCGTGTCCCGGATCGGTGTGGTTAGCCGGTCCCCTTCATCTAGGGCTCTTCGTGATCCCTTGGCCCGGTGGGTAGCTCCCACGGAACGGCCTAAAGCGTCTGTAGTTCAGCGGCCTAGAACAGCCCCTTGCCGGGGCTAACGTCGGTTCGAATCCGGCCGGACGCAAGCTAACCCACTTAGCCCAGCGGAAGAGGCGACGCGTTTAGGGCGCGTATAGCGGGGGTTCGAATCCCTCAGTGGGTACTCAAGGCACCTACTCAAGTAGTAGGTGGTCATTCGTCGTTAGGGGGTCGGTCGTGCGTCACTGTGTCGAGTGTTCTGAACCGGCTACCCACAAGGGGCGTTGCAGGCCGCACCACACTGCCTATGAAGGCAAGTCGTCTGTGCGGGCTCGTCGGAAGCGTCGGGCGGTCATCGCTGAGGGGAACAACGCTGCGGCCAACCTTCGTAAGGAGGTTCGGGCCCATCTGCGTAAGCATGGCTTCGTTCTGTGCGCTTCCTGCCCGGGTCACTTCCTGCCGTCCGGCGTGGACATTGACCACATCACACCCCTAGCTAAGGGGGGTCAGGATGTGGCATCCAACGTTCAGGTCTTGTGCAAGGCGTGCCACAAGGTGAAGACGGCCCTTGACTTTGGCTATCTCCCGTTCTGACGTGGGCCACTTCCGAACACCCCCCATGATCACCGTTGGTGGGGCTTGAGGGGGTATCTAGGGGGCCGGTATGGGGGCATGGGCAGGCAGTACCCGTAAGGACCGTCTACCCGCTGACTGGCGTACGCGTAGGGCTCATGTGTTGCAGCGTGATAGGTGGCTGTGCCAATGGGTCCGTGTGGACACAGGGCGTATGTGTGCGCTGCCTGCCACGGACGTTGACCACATTGAGCCTGGTGATAACCACGATGCTTCGAACCTTCAAGCGTTGTGCCGATTCCATCACGCTCGCAAGTCAGCTCGTGAAGGCGCAAGCGCAAGCAATGAAGCTCGTCCGAAGCGTGAACGTCAAGTGAGTTCGCTTGGTTCGATGCGTCAAGCGATGCTTGATCATCAATCTCGTCTTGACAATGAATCATCGTGACAGAACGCAACGAAGTTCGCTGAGTTCGTCACGCAAGGTGGGGGAGGACCCCACCCCCATTGCGACCCGAGCCGGGGGCCAATAGCAGCCTTGCCGATGTACGGGTCTGAGACTTTTGCCCTAGGGGCTCAAGATCCGCGCGCACACGCGTGCACACAAGGAGGTGACGCGCCGTGGCCGGGTTCGGTCCCCCTCCAAAGGAGAATGCGCGTCGCCGGAATGCCGACACGTTCGGCACTGACCCCGGGGCCATGGCGCTGGATGCTGCCCCCGTGCCCCAACTGCCTACGCCGAAGCGTTGGTTGAAGGGGACGCGTGATTGGTGGCAGACGTGGGGGGATAGCTCGCAGTCAGCGCACTTCACTGCCACGGATTGGCAGCGCCTACTAGCGTTGCTGCCCCTCGTGGACAGTTACCACCGGCTTACTGTTTCCGCGAATGCGGAAGACACGCGCAAGATGCGCGCTGCGCTGGAAATCCTCAAAGAGGTTCGACAGAACGAGTCCCTTCTAGGGGCTACGCATGTGGACCGGCTACGCGGCCGGATGACTTCCACGGGCCCGGGTAAGGCCGCTGACGGCCCTACCGCGCCGGTTCTCGACCTGAGCGCCTATAAGGAGATGTTCACCGCCGAAGGGGGCTGATTGTGCAGACTGGCAATCTCCCCGATGGGTGGCCCGAACGAACTCTTGGTTGGCACATCCTTGCGTGGACCACGCGCTATATCCGGCAGCCGGACGGACCCCGCGCGGGTGAGCCTTTCGTGTTCACTCGTGAGCAAGTCCGCTTTCTGTTGTGGTTCTATGCGCTGGACGAGAACAACAAGTTTCGGTACCGCATGGGAGTTCTGCGGCGCTCCAAGGGGTGGGGGAAGTCCCCCTTGCTCGGTGCTTTCGCGCTGATTGAGTTCGTGGGTCCGTGTGTGGTGGACGATGACGGCCCCGGTGTGCGAGACCCGTTCGGCCGGTGGCATCCGTCCGGCAAGCGCCGTAATGCGCCGTGGGTTCAAATGGCTGCCGTCTCGTATCAACAGGTCATGAACACCATGGACCCGGTACGAGGCATGTTGGCTGAGGGTCCGGCGGTCGCTGACTATGCGCTTGACCCCGGCAAGACCTTGATTCAGTTTCAACACGGAATCGGGAAGATCGAGCCGGTTACGGCTTCGTCGGCTTCGCTTGAAGGGGCCCGACCCAACTTCGTTGTTGGTGACGAAATCCACCATTGGCTGTATTCGCAGGGTGGCCAAAAGATGATTCAGGTCATCAAGCGAAATCTTGCGAAGGTCAACGGCCGTGCGGTGCTGACGACGAACGCGCATGATCCATCGGAAGAGACCGTTGGACGCGCTGAGTACGAAGCCCACCTTGCCCGCAAGGCGGACGGTGGTCTAGATGACGTCCTGTACGACTGTGTAGAGGCTCCGGCGGACACGTGGGCACCGGAAGACCCGGAAGCCGTCACGGCCGGTCTACGGGCCGCGTACGGCGATTCCACATGGGTTGACCTTGAGCGCCTGCTAGCTGAGATTTACGACCCCACGGCGGACGCTCAGGAAAAGCGCCGGTTCTACATGAATCAGGTTGTTGCGTCGTCTGACGCGTGGCTTGAGCCGCTGGACGTGGATGCGGCAGCCGTACCCGGTGAGGTACCGGCAGACGGCGAGATGATCACGCTTGGGTTCGACGGTTCGCGCGGACACGACGCAACGGCGCTCATGGCTTGTGATCTCTCGTCCGGCCACTCTTGGCCGTTGGGCATTTGGCAAAAGCCGGATGGGCCCGAAGGTCTCGGGTGGGAGGTTGACCGCGAAGCCGTTGATACTGCCGTCCGGTCCGCTTTCGAGCGGTGGGACGTGGTGGCGTTCTTCGCTGACCTTGCGTTCTTTGAAGGCTACGTTGACCGGTGGGCTGAGGACTTCCGGGAAACGCTATTCGTCAAGGCTGCCCCCGGGCATTCGGTTGCATTCGACATGCGCCGACGAACTAAGGACTTCACCGCTGCCGCTGAATCGACGGTTGCAGCGTTTGAAGACAGGTCCATAACCGTTGCCGCAGATTCGCGGCTACTTACCCACCTAAAGAACGCCCGGCGCCGCCCGAACGCATTCGGTGTGTCATTCGGTAAGGAATCACGCGAGTCTGACCGCAAGGTTGACGCTGCCGCCGCACTCGTGTTGGCGCGTGAGGCCAGACGTAAGGCGATTGAGGCCGGGGTCTTTGAACGGCGCGTGAAGCCGGGAGACGGCACCGTGTTTGGGTTCTAACCACCTACTCAAGTAGTAGGTGCCGGGCGAAAGGAGACGATGACGTGTCAGACGCCCGGGGCCTACTACTTACGGGGCTAGCTAAGCGAAAGCTAGAGATTCCGGAACTGATCCGGGTTGATAAGTACATGCGTGGCGTTCAGGACATGCCTTACATGCCGAAAAAGGCTGAGGCGGAGTTCCGGACCCTCGTCGCGCGTTCGCTTGAGAACTGGCTACCGCTGATTGTTGGCGTGGTTGCTCAGAATCTTCGGGTTGAGGGTTACCGGTCCGCCGATAACCCGGATGACCTAGAGCCGTGGGGCTACTGGGATGCGAACCAGATGGATTCGCGGCAGAACGCCGTTCACCGTGCAGCGCTGACATTCGGTGTCGGCTACGTTGCGGCGCTACCGGGGGACAGTGGTCCGGCTATCCGGCCCATGTCTCCGCTCTCGGTTACGGGTCTCTCCGAAGAGCTTGACGCCGAATGGCTAGACGCTGCGGTGAGATTCCTTGGCCATGCGAAGGATGACACCGGCAACAAGCTAGAGCGGTGGGAGATTTGGGACGCTGAGACCGTCACTGAGGTTCTGACCCCCGAAGGGGAGCACGACAAGGCGGATAAGTGGCGCATCGTCCGTGAGGACTACCACGGCGCTTCCCGCTGCCCCGTTGTGCCGTTCCGGAACCGATGGGCTGACGCGCCCGACACGAAGCCGCATGAGCTTGGTGAGGTTGCGCCCCTGATACCGATTCAGGACCGACTCAATGAGACCACGCTCAACATGAAGATTGCCGAGAGCTATTCGGCATTCCGGCAGCGTTGGGCTACGGGAATCAGCATCCCGCGCGACCCGAAGACGGGCCGACCGGTTGAGACCTTCCGCGCGGCCGTTGACCGCATGTGGATGGTTGAGAACAAGGATGTGAAGTTTGGTGAGTTCGGCCAGACGGACCTAACGGGTTACCTCTCGTCTCGGGAGGCTGCCATTAAGTCCATGAGCGCGATTGCTCAGGTACCGCCGCATTACCTACTTGGCGGAATGGTCAATATCAGTGCCGACGCGCTGACGGCTGCCGAAAGTGGGTTGAGTCGCAAGGTGCACGAACGGCAAACGATGTTCGGTGAGGCGTGGGAACAGGTTCTCAGGCTAGCCGCTGAGATTGACGGCAAGTCCGCATCGGTTGAAGACACTTCGGCCCGGATCATTTGGCATGACGCCGAAGCCCGGTCGCTCTCGCAGACTGTTGACGCTCTCGGCAAGCTCTCTCAGATGCTCGGTGTTCCTGCTGACGCACTGTGGGAACGGGTTCCGGGTGTTACGGCGTTCGACGTTGCCGCGTGGCGTAAGGCGAAGGATCGGGAAGCGTCTACGGACCTAGTGGCACAGCTCATGACCGGGCAGCACACTTCGGACACCGTGCCGGACGACGAGGGGGCCCCCGTTGGCGGTGAGTGACCTAGGCGGGAAGCTCACCGAAGCACATCAGCGGGCCCAACGAGCCCTAACGGGCCGTGCGCTTAAGGACCTTGAAGCGGCGTGGTCGGTGGTTGATCCTGCCGACCCCGTTTCGATGTTGCGCTATGCCGAGACCGCTGAACGGATCGTTAAGCGGGCTCACTCGGCTTCGGCTCGTACCGCGCTGAGCTACCTAAACCGGTTCCGTAAGGCTGAGCTGAACGCGCTTGGGCTCGTCGCTGACGGGCTCAATGTGGCGCTTCCGAACGAGCTGAGCGCGGGTGAGGTTGAGCGCTTGGTGAATCGTTACGGCCAAGGGTTTATGGCCCGGTTGATCAACGGTGGGGCATCTGCCGAAGAGGCCAAGAGGCTAGCTCTTGCTCGTCAGTTGGGGGATGTAGTCGGTTCGGTTCTGTCGGGTGGCCGGAAGGTCGTTGACGACGGGATCAGTAACGACCGTCGCTGTATTGGGTGGCGGCGCGTTGCTTCCCCTTCGTGTTGTTCGTTCTGCGCCATGCTCGCTAGCCGTGGCGCGGTCTACAAGGATCAGAAATCCGCTCTTGGTTCTCGCAAGGGTGGTGGACGAGGTGGCCGGGGTGCGGGTGTTCATCGCGCCTGTCAGTGCCACATGGAGCCGGTCTATTCGAGAAAGTCCAAGCCTGCCCCCAACGAAGCGCGTTACGAGCGGCTTTGGCGTGAGGCCAACGGAGACCCGTTGCAGTTCCGCCGGTTGATTGAGGGTCGGGCGTAGCCATCCACCTACTCAAGTAGTAGGTGGCCCACGAGAGTTGAGGGGTGCGCGTGGCCGACGAGACCACCACCGACGAGACCACGGCGGAGACCGAAGAGGCTTCGGAGACTGCCGAGACCACCACTGACACCGCCGGGGAGACTTCGGCCGGTTCGGGTGGTGCCGAGAGCACCGCTGAGGTTGAGCGCCTACGTGCTCAGCTTGCGGAGTACGCGCCGATTGTTCAGGCGCACAAGGATGCCGAAGAGGCACGCAAGACCGAAGAGCAGAAGCTACGTGACGCGCTTGAGAGTGCCGAGCGTGAGCGGGACGAGGCGGCCCGGGTGCTTATGCGCCGTGAGGTTGCCGACGAGACGGGGCTATCCGCTGCCGTTGTGGATCTGCTCTCGGGTGCCACTAAGGACGAGCTACTTAAGGCAGCCAACGAGGTTGTTGCCCACACAAAGGGCCGTGTTGGTTCTCGTCCGGCTCCGAAGGTTGGCGGCGGCAAGGACGCCGTGAAGACCGAAGACGACATTGACCCCGTTGCGCTTGCTCGGGCGATTGCGAAGCGTGCCCGTTTCTAATCGGGCTCTTTCTAGAAAGGTTTGAACGTGGCTCACGTTTTCGAAAAGGCGGAAAAGCTAACTGCTACCGCTCTCGCCCTTCTTGACCGGCAGGTTGTTCTAGCGAACATCATCGGTCGGGATTCCGGCGCTGAGTTCACCGGTGCCAAGGGTGACACCGTGAACATCAAGCGTCCGTCTCGTCTCGCCGCGCGTAAGCAGGCGCTACGGGCGGACAACTCGGCTGGTATCCAGTCCGAGAACCTGAATGAGTGGTCCATCCCGGTTCGGCTGACCGACCACATTTACAACGCCGTGGACCTTACCGACGCTGAGCTAACGCTAGATATCACGAACTTCGCTGAGCAGGTTCTAGCGCCGCAGACTCACGCTATCGCGCGTGAGATTGAGCGTGAGACCGCCGCGAAGCTTGAGACGGCCCCGCTCATTGGTCAGGTTGAGACCGACGAGAACGGCGACCCTGTAGACGCTCAGGGTGTCCGGCGTGCGCTCGTCAAGGCGCGTAACAAGCTGAACCGTCAGGATGTGCCGCTTACCGGTCGCTACGCGATCGTTGGCGCTGACGTTGAGTCGGCCCTACTGAACGACCCGGTTCTAGTCCCCGTGGACACTTCGGGTTCGTCTGAGGTTCTGCGAGAGGCGACCATTGGTCGTCTTGCCGGGTTCAACATTGTCGTGTCCAACGACATTGACCCGCGTACGGCTATCTGCCTGCACCCTTCGGCGTACATCCTGGTTAACCGTGCCCCGGTTGTTCCGGTCTCGGCTCAGGGTTCTTCGTCCAGCGTTGAGGGTCTAGCGCTCCGTCTGGTCCGTGACTACAACTCCCACACCGCTTCGGACCGTTCGTTCGTTTCCTCGTACGTCGGTTTCGGTGAGGTTCTGGACGCTCCGGAGACGAGCACCGACCCGGCCAAGGATGCCAAGCAGATGCGCGCTGTTGCGTTCAAGCTTGCTGACGCTGCGGCCCCGGGTGGTGGCGAGTAGGAATGGCTGAGCCTCTAGTCACGATTTCGGACTTTGAGGCTCGCCTACCCGAACCCCTGTCGGGGGATGAGCGCCGACGCGCTGAACTCCTCTTGCAGGATGCTTCGGATTTGGTGCGTGAGGCGGTGGCGCCGGTTGAAATTCCGGTGCCCCCGCCTTTCGTTGTCCGTCAGCTTGTGATGGATCTTGCCGGGCGAGTCTTGAACAACCCGAAGGGCATCACTACCGAGAACATCGGTGATTACTCGTATTCGCTTTCCCGCACGTCGGTTAACGGCATGGCGCTTATGCCCGCTGAGCTTGAGTGGCTGTTCAAGGTGCTTGGGCTCTCGTCTATCGCGTCCGTGCATATGGCCTACGGGCCGGACGTTATGACGCTGCGAGAGCACACCCCCGTTGGTTGGGCGGACGGCGAAGACGTTACGTGGGGGTGGTAGTCGGTGCGTGCTGAGCTACTGCCGGACATGGTGACCATCGTTCACCCGGGCGTCTCAGTGGACCGCTACGGCAACGAACAGGACTCTTGGGGTACGGGGGCCCGGGAGACCGTGAACGGCCGTCTAGTGCCCCGTTCTGTGGCCGTACAGGGCAACGGCGAGCACGCCGGGCCCAAGCGTGAGTACACCGAAGCGGCATGGTCCCTGATTTTGCAGCCCGGAACGGCGATTGATTCCCGCTGCCGGGTCGAAACCGAATACGGCTCATTCATGGTGCAGGGGCACCCGGTTGCGCGTCGCACAATGTCCCGTCAGCACCACATTACGGCGACCCTTACGGCGGTGATGTGACGTGGCTCGTACCGGCGTACGCGTCGTGATTGACGAGGCGGCCATTAACCGCATTGCGCAGGGGGACGAGACGAAGGGGCTGTTGAACTCAGCCGCTCAGCAGGCGCTTTCGGTGGCTCGTTCCGGGGCCCCGAATGAAGAGGGTTTCAGTTCCTCGTTCTCGATTCGTGAGGGTGTCCACGGGCGGGGCCGTGGCTCGTACGTGTGGGTTCGCGTGTGGAACTCTTCCCCGATTGCCAACCTGATTGAGTTCGGTGCACCTAAGCGCCGTGGTCCCCGCCGGAATGGCCGGTACCTGGGGCGTGCCTTTGATGCCGCCGTTGGTCGGCTGACGGGGGGTGGATGATGCCCCCGGTTTTCCCGGACGTTGAGGCGATGATCATTCGCTTTCTGCGGGAGCGGCTACCGGCCGGAATCGAGTACGGGACGTTTGTCCCGCACGACTACGACGGGTCAAGCCCGTTCGTCATGGTGCACCGAATCGGCGGGTTCATGAAGTGGCCCGCGCTGGATAACGCCACGGTTGAGATTGAGGTTTGGTCCGAGTCTCGTGAGCACGGCCACGACGTGGCACAGCTCGTTGTTTCCGAACTGATGGGGACAAGGCTCACCGGTCAGCCCTTTGCCCGTGTCGTTGTGATCGCCGGTCTTGTCTACATGGTTGAGGACCTTTCGGAACTCTCCCAATGGGTCGGCACTTATCAAATTTCCGTTAGACCTGAAAGGGGCTGACCCATGGCGCGAGATGCTGAGGGTTTCAATACTGACCTAGTGCGGGTGGCAGTCACCGGCACCATTTACAAGGCGGAGACCGGCGCTGAGATGCCCGCACCGGGTGCACCGGTCGGCAAGGACTTCGTTCCTCTTGGCACGTTCGATGATGACGGCGTTGAGCATGAGTTCAGCGAGGATACCGAAGAGGTCAAGAGCTGGCAGCGTGGCACTGTCCGCGTGATTGTCACCGGCCGTTCGCTGACTCTCAAGATGAACGCTCTTGAGTCGTCCCCGGCGGTGCTTGAAGAGTTCTACGGTTCCGTTCCGGAGATTGACGCCGACACGAAGAGCGTCACTCTCGATATCAAGCCGAGCGTTTCCCGTCCCAAGTCCGCGTACCTGTTTGAGTGGAAGGACGGTGACGACAAGGTTTGGCGAATGCTGATCCCGACCGGACAGGTTTCCGAAGTCGAGTCGCCTAAGTTCTCGTCCGCTGAGGCGGTGGCGTGGGGCATGACCGTTCAGGCTCTCGGCGGTGGTGAGCTGCTGGCACAGTGGCAGATCACTGACCCGGCGTTCGCTGCGGACATGCCTACGGACAACGTTCCCCCGTCCGGCGAGTAATCCCCGGGTGGCACCTACTACTTGAGTAGGTGCCCCCGCCCGCCCCTCTTTTCTAGCTTTCGATCTAAGGAGAGTTCCCCTATGTCTAAGCCCAACAAGGCGCGGTACAACCTTGAGACCCTGCGTAAGGCTCACGCCGACAAGAACGGCGGTGACGCTATCGCGTTTGAGTTCGCGGGTGAGTCGTTCGAGATTGCGGCCCCTGGTTTCTGGCCGGACGCTGCGAAGGTTGCCCTTAAGGAGGGTGACGACATCGGGGCGGCTCACGCGCTCATGGGTGACCGTTACGACGAGTTCACCGGCATGGGTGGACGCGCTGACGACGTGATGATTGTTGTTGCCGCGTACGCCGATGACCAGGGTATTGACCTGGGGGAATAACGGCGCTCGCTGAGTTCGTGGATGAGTACGGCGAAGACCTAGAGTCGGACCTACTCAGGTTTTGGGGACTTGACCTAGTGGCGGAATTGGGAACCCCCCGGCTGACTTGGCGTCGGCTGAGGGTCCTAATTGAGCGACTGCCGCCGGAATCGGCGGTGTACCGGTCGATTGCCGGTGAAGAGTCGGCCATGTGGACCCCGGACCGCCACCTACTAGCGGGCGTAATTGATCGGTTGGGCGTGGTGTCCTACCTACTCGGCGGAACCCTCGTGGGTCTCGGCGCTGTTAAGGAAAACCCCGTACCCGAACCGAAGCCGTTGGAGCGTCCCGGCGTGGACGCTGAGCGTAAGACCGTCAACGGGAACCGTGGCCTTATGTCGCTCGCTCAAAAGATGGGGCAGCCCGTGAAGCTGACATAAATCAACAGGGGGTGGCATGGCCACGGCTAACGCGATGCGCGCGGGTGCTGCGTACATCGAACTACAGGCACGAGCGGACCGGCTTATGTCGGACGTTCAGCGGGCAGCGCGTCAAGCTGGTATGGCTGCCGGGCAGACACTCACACGGTCCATGAGCGACCGTATGTCGTCTCTCGGCAGTTCCATGCAAGGTGTGGGCAACACGCTTACACGGAACGTCTCGCTGCCCCTCGCTGGAATCGGTACCGCCGTTATCAAGATGGGGTCCGACTTTCAGTATCAGATGGAGCGCGTCAAGAACATTTCACTAGCCACCGGCAGTGACTTTGACATGATGCGTAAGCAGGCTAAGGACTTGGGCGCGTCTACTCAGTTCAGCGCCACACAAGCCGCTGAGGGCATGGAATATCTCGCCATGGCGGGGTTCAAGCCCAAGGAAATTTACCAAGCGATGCCCGCCGTTCTGAACGGTGCCGCTGCCGCGAACATGCAGCTTGGCGATACGGCCAACATCGTTTCTAACATCATGACCGGCTTCGGTCTCAAGGCGACTGAGGCGACCCGCGCGACTGACCTTCTTACTAAGGCTTCGCAGATGGGTAACGTTGACGTTGCCGGGCTTGGTGAGTCGTTCAAGTACGGCGGCTCCATGGCCAAGATGGCGGGACTTTCCGTTGAGGAAACCGCCGCAGCGTTCACCCTGATGGGCAACGCCGGTATGCAGGGTTCCATGGGTGGTACGGCCGTTGGTGCGGCTCTCCGCTCGATGATGAAGCCGAGCAAGTTTGCCAAGAAGGAAATGGATGCCCTAGGGCTTTCATTCCAGACGGCGGACGGCAAGCTAAAGCCCCTACCGCAGATCATTGACGAAGTGGGCAAGTCCGGGGCCACCAACGAACAGTTCCTTCGTATCTTCGGTACCGAAGGTGGCCGCGCCATTTCGGCACTGTCCGAACAGGGTTCGGACGCTATGCGGAAGCTGACGAAGGAGATTGAGGGGGCGTCCGGCACTACCGACCGGTTCGCTAAGAACATGGGCACCACCGCTAAGGCGGGAATGCAGGGGTTCACCTCAGCCCTTGAGGGTTTGGCGATTGCCATTTCTGAGTCAGGCGTCTTGGAGGCGTTTACTCAGGTTCTCACCAAGGTAACCGAGTTGGTTCGGAAGCTGACGGAGACCAACCCCACCATCTTCAAGTGGGGCTTTGCGTTTCTCGCTGTTACTGCGGCCATGGGCCCGACCATCAAGGTTGCGGGTGTGCTGTTCGGCTGGACGGCAAAGCTTGGCCCGGCGTTCGGGTTCGTCTCACGAGCAACTACGGGGACAGTCGGGGCACTTGGGCGACTCTCCGCCGGGTTCCGTTCGTCTCAGGCTGCCGGTTCGGCGTTCTCGGGACGCATGGGCACCATAGGCGGGGCGATACGCACGGGCGTAAACGCCGTGGGCTCAGGTCTGCGGTCTATGGCCACGGGGGCTTTGAGTCTCGGGCGTTCAGCCGGTACGGCTGCCGCGAACGTGGGCCGGTCCATGGCAACCATGGTCGTCAGTTCTGCCCGCGCTGCCGTTCAGTTCACCGCCCAAATGGTCCGCATGGCCGTTGCTGCGGCTGCCAGCATGGCCCGGATTGCTTTGCAGTTCACCGTACAAGCGGCTGTGGCCACGGGTCAGTTCCTCGTTTCCATTATTCGGGTTGCGGCTACCACGGTTGCTCAGTTCGTGATGATGGCTGCCCGCGCGGTTGTGTGGGCGGCAGTCATGGCAGCTCAGTGGCTTATAGCCATGGGGCCGATTGGTTGGATTACTGCGGCGGTCATTGCCCTAGTCGTTCTCGTCGTCGCCAAGTGGGATGCCATCAAGGCGGCCACGCTGGCAGTGTGGAACTGGATTTGGGACAAGATCAAGGCCGTAGCCGGATTCATCAAGGACATCTTCCTTAAGTGGACCCTAGTTGGGATCATTATTTCCAAGTGGGATGCCATCAAGTCCGGCACGGTCAGCGTGTGGAACGCCATTGTGAGTTGGATCAAGGGCATCCCCGGGAAGGTCGTTGGGTTCTTCCTGAACTGGACGCTTGTTGGTTTGATCATCAAGCATTGGGATTCGATCAAGTCCGGTACTCAGCGCGTCGCAGGTTCGATGCTCAGCTACGTCAAGGGCTTGCCCCGTCAAATAGTTGGGTTCTTCGGCAACTTCGGTTCCATGCTGTACGGCAAGGGCAAGGATCTAATCCGGGGTCTATGGAACGGCATTAAGGCCATGGGCGGTTGGCTCAAGTCAACGCTTATGGGTTGGGCCAAGAACATGATTCCCGGGCCGATTGCTAAGGCTCTCGGCATCCACTCACCTTCGCGGCTCATGCGGGACCAAATCGGCCGGTGGATTCCGCCGGGTGTGGTTGAGGGCATTGACGAGGCTGCCCCCATGGTGGATGACGCCATGCAGAATCTCGTCAAGGTGCCCACGCTTCCGAAGATGCCCACGCTTGAGATGCCGATTGCTGCGGGCGCGTTCCCGGGTGCCGCTGTTCCGGCTATGGCCGGTGGTCCGGCGCTGACCAACAGTTCCGGCGTAACGGTGAATGTGCAGACGAACGCCGACGCTCACCAGATCGGGCGGGAAGTCGCGTGGACCCTTCGGACTGCACCTAGGTAACCACCTACTCAAGTAGTAGGTGGGTCACGAGAGTTGAGGGGGGCCGTATGGCCGGATTGCAGCGTTGGACGTGCACCTATAGCGGATTGCTCATGGGTGCCGAGAATTCGGCCGTACAGGTCTCCGAAGTGGATGGGCTCTTGTCGCTGCCGGACATTCGGACGGCAGACCTTGAGCTTGTCCAGCGTCATGGACTCTGGCCCGGGAATGACTACATGGGGGGCCGCACGCTGACTGTCACGCTGCAAGTCACTGCGGACACCCCCTCTCAGTTCTCAAGGGCCGTGACGGACATACAGGCGGCATTCATGCCGGGTGCCCCTGAAAAGCCGTTCAGCTTCTTTTTCCCGGGCGTTGCGGCGGACAGTGAGGCGTACGTCAATGCCCGACCCCGGAAGCGCTCAGGGGTGCTCTCAAGTCGGTTCGTGGCCGGTGCTGCCGAAATCGTCGTTGAGCTGTTCGCAACTGACCCGTACATCTACGGGGGTCGGGAACGAGTGGTCACGGTGACTAGCTCTCAGCGTGAGGCGCTAGACGGTGGTCTCAAGGTGCCGTTCACGGTGCCGTTCATGGTGAAGGGTTCGAGCGCACCCCCGGCGGACCCTGTCTCACGTTTCTTTGAGCGGGGGAGTGTTGCGGCTCGTCCGCTCGTGGTGTTCGACAACGCGAGTAACCCGGTTCTCACGGACGACGTAACGCGCAAGTTCTTCGGGATCACGTATTCCGGTGGCCGGTTCACGGTGGATAGCACGAACGAGATTGTGACGGACGCTGCGGGCAACGACATTACGTCGCTCGTGACTGACGGCTCGTCGTGGCCTGAGTTCGGGCCGGGGGACCACCGGCTAAGGCTGAACCACGGTGACCCGCTTACCGCCGCTTCCGCTGTTCTTACTTGGCAAGACCGATGGGTGTAACGCATGGCTAATTACGTGTATTTCCAAGAGGGTTCTACTTACGGTGAGGCTGACCTTTCCCGGTTCAACAAGCTGTGGCTTGGAGATACCGGCGGGGCTCACCTGATCACTTCCGGCGGGGGATTCTCCGTCTCGTCCAACACCACGGATCGTACGGTGAAGGTGAATGCTGGTAAGGCGTTCGTCTATGACGGGGTGGGCGGGTACTACTCGGTTGAGACCACCGGGACCAACTTCGTTGACGTTGCTACGGCTAGCACCGCGAACCCTCGTCGGGATCTCATCTATCTACAGATCACGGAGACCGGCGCTGAGATCAAGATTGCGACGGGTGCGCCTGCCGCTGACCCGGTGGCCCCGGCTCGTCCGGCGAAGTCGATTGCGCTTTGTTGGGTGGATGTACCGAAGAATTCGTTGACATTCACGGCGGTGCCGACGCGCTACACGGGCCAGTATCGAGACCAAATGTTGATCCCCGGTCCGGGGGTGTTCGCTGTTGATTGGAACGGTGAGCTTCCCGACCCGTCCGGGTTCCGGCATGGTGCCACGGTCTATTGCATGAGCCGTAATCAGCGGTGGACGCGCACGGCTGCCGGGAAGTGGTACACCACGGACCCGGGCCCGTGGGCCAAGTGCACCCCTCAAAACGTGGTGGCCAAGGACGGCACGACGGTGAAGGTAACGGGTGATCTCTACATCCGTGAGAGTTCCACTGAGTGGGAGTTGTCCGGTCAGCTTTCTTTCAACCCGTCCAACAAGGATCTTGCAACGCTCGTACTACTGGCCCGGTACCCGGACACGGTGACCCGTCCGACTCAGAACACGTACGGCGCTTCGGGGCAGACCTACGGTTCTACCTCGTCCGGTGGCGTGGGCCGTATCGCGCTTATGACTTCGGGACACGTCGAGTACGGCAACGACGGGGTGATTGGGAACCTGTACGTAAACGAACAGTTCTCTAAGTCCCCGTGGAACACGAATGGTTAAGGGGGTGGGGCATGGCTGCCGCACGATATGAGGTAGTCCACGCTGACCCCCGGACGGGGAATGTTCGTGCGGTGCTTCCTGCCGCCTCTATCTCGTACACGGACACCCTGAACGCTGACGGCGCGGCAACGGTCGTGGTGCCGCTGTACGCGCCCGAAGCGGACCCGCTGAGGCTCGCCCCTATCTCGTCCGCGCTCGTCGTTCTGAGGAACGGTGAACCGGTCTGGGGCGGGCTCGTGTGGACGCTCACCGCTGATCTCTCGGCGCAGACTCTCACGGTGAATGCGTCCGGGTGGCACAGCTACTACAAGTGCCGGGCATTCACGGGCGGATACAGCGCTAAGGGAGTGGATCAAGGCAACCTGCTTCGTGAGTGGCTGGACGCGTGCGCCGACAACGGCATTGCGACGGACACGAGCCGTATCACGACCACGGGGCGTAGGCGTACGCGGGAATGGACGCGCTCAGAATTCAAGGTCATAGCCGAAGCCATTACGGAACTCTCCGAGGATGAAGGCGGCTTCAACTTCCGCTATCAGACCTATTGGATTGATCGCGGTAAGCGCATCGGTAACCGCTTCATCAAGTACGAGAACGGCGAGAACCCCGAACCGTTCTCGCTCGTCCACGGGACGAATTGCAATGTGACTCAGGTGGACTACGACGGGTCGCAGCTTGCGACTGACGCGCACACCATCGGCGCTGACCCCGGTAACGGTGACAAGCTCGTTGGCATTGCAGCGAATGACGCACTGCGAACGGACATGCCGACTAAGCGCGTGGTGGCTTCGTTCAACGACGTCAAGGAAACGCAGTCGCTCATGGATAAGGCGGCAGCGCTGATCACGATTGGCCGTGCGCCGGTCGCTATCCCTTCGCTGACCCTCTACCCGGGCTTGTATGACCCCACGGCGTTCGTTCCGGGGTATGCCGGGGTGGTTGAGGCTGACGCCGGTTACGTGGCGCTGTACGCGGATTTCGTGGTGACCGAACGCAAGGTTGACGTGAACTCGAACGGCTCAGAAGTCACGACCCTTTCGCTTGCTAATCAGGAGGTTTTTTACTTTGGGTAGCATCAACGCTCTTCCCCCGTCGCTGACGAACGAGCTTGCAGACCTCAAGCGGCGCGTCACGTCCCTTGAGCGCAAGCCTGAGACGGTCTCTAAGTTCGACCGGTACCCCGCTGTTGAGTGGGCGGCGATTGGCCGTGGAAGGACCGGGGATAACCAGTGGTCTTCGTGCGGCATTGCCAACGTGACCGGCATGGTGTTTGACCGGGTAGAGGCGAAGTTCATTACCGACCGGCTGACCCCCGGTAGGGCGGAAGCCGAAGTTCGTCTTGCAGCGTTCCGGCACAACCTTGACGTGGGCAACAAGGAATGCATTTCCGCATCGTCCACGATTCAGCTAACCGGCATGAGCACTCGTGTGCTTGGGCTCGTCTACGTGCGGTGGATTCATCAAATCCCGTTCGGTTGGGATTACGCGGACGAAACCAATATCTACACCATCGAGCTACAGCACCGGTACGCCACCGCGATGACCGCTGACAAGGTCAACGTTCGGCAGATGTTCGGCTACTCGAAAATGTCGAACGAGAACCTAAAGAACGCTGACGGCATTATCAGCGATGGCACCGGAAAGGTTTGGTCCCCCGGTCTGACGGCGATTAACGGCGGCGTTCCCTATTACGGGTGGGTTGACGTTCAGGACCGTAACGACGTTTGGGACGGCTCTTACAACATCAGCAATATGCACTATTGCGTTGGTCTTCCCGCTGACCGGCTGCCCACGGCATCGACTCTGGGTCATTGGCGGTGGCGCGGCACTGAGGGTAAGAAGGTCCGTGACCCGGACATTAACGAAAGCTACATGACGGTATGACGGGCCTATCTGACGTTGTGGGCACCACTGAGATTGTCGGTGGTGCCCTTGTTGCTGTGGCGCTGCTTTATCAGCGCGTACGGACCGGAACGCGCAACGCATGGCGCGAAGAGTACGAGGCGCAGAAAGCCCGCTCCGTCCGGCTCTCGGAAGACCTAGAGACCCTGATCACTGAGGTTCGGTCTCTGCGGAATGAGAACGCCGAACTTCGGGACGAGGTTCGGGAACTTCGCGCTGAGAACCGAGAGCTACGAGAGCACATCGACATTCTTCTAGGGGGAGACAGCTAATGGACTTTGAGAATCAGTTCCCGGCAAGCATTGCGACGGTTCACGTAACCGGCCGCTATGTCATGCCGGATGGAACCCCCCTTACTGGAACGATTGAGTTTGCGCCCCCGTCGCTCGTGACGTTCCCTGCGGCAGACCTATTCGTTGCCGGGCCCCTCGTCGCCACGCTGGACGAAGACGGCGGGTTTGAGGTTGTCCTACCGGCGACGGACAACGAGAACATGAACCCCACTGAGTGGGCTTACGTCGTGCGGGAAAAGCTCGATGGTGTCCGGCGTAACCGAAAGTTCGCGGCGCTGCTGCCGAAGGACACGCCGGAAGTTGACCTAGCGGATATCGCACCCGCAGACCCCACCACCCCGAACTACGTGCCGGTTCCCGGTCCGCAGGGAGAGACGGGCCCGATGGGTCCGGAGGGTCCGCAGGGTGTGACCGGCGAGACCGGGCCGCAGGGCCCGAAGGGCGACACCGGAGCGACCGGCCCGAAGGGCGACACCGGGGCCACGGGTGCGACCGGTCCGAAGGGCGCGGATTCCACCGTTCCCGGCCCGCAGGGGCCGAAGGGCGACACCGGGGCCACCGGGCCGCAGGGCCCGAAGGGTGACACGGGGTCGCAGGGTCCGCAGGGTGAGCCCGGCAAGGATGGCACCGGGGCCGGAACTGTCACGGCAGTCAACGGAGTTGAGCCGGACGGCACGGGCAACGTGACGGTTGCCGCCGGGGACGTTGGAGCGGTCGCGCTGGACGCCGTGGGGGCCGCGAACGGTGTTGCCCCCACGAACCAGTTTGGGAAGGTGCCCACGTCCAACCTGCCGAGTCTCAGCGGCCTTTACGTGGACGTGGCGACCCGGGGACAGGCTGACGGCGTGGCCACGCTGGACGGCACGGCGAAGGTGCCCACGGCTCAGATACCGAACCTGTCCGGCTCGTACCTCACGGTTGCTCAGCGGGCAGCGAAGAACGGCGTTGCGTCGCTGGACGCTAACGGGCTCGTTCCGACTGCACAGCTTCCGGCTATGGGTGGTTCCGGGGCTAAGAACACGTGGACCGCTGACGCTCTCGGCTTCGCGGCATGGTCGGCAGACCCGGCGCACGTGAGCAACCCGACCACCATCAAGGCTGCCGTGGTCAAGCGAATCTATTTCGCGGGGATCAACATCACTGAGCCCACGTCCGTAAACGCCGTGGTCATGTTCGCTCGTGGTTGGGCGGGTTCTCCCGCTGTTCCGGCAGCCCGGTTCTATGGCGGCATTTACAACGAGTCCGGCTCTCGCGTGGCAACTACGGGTCAGCTCTCCAGCGTTGCCGAAGCTGGACAGATTTCGGGCACGGCAGCGGGCGCGAAGAACAACCACATCGGGGCTGTTCCGCTCAAGCTGACGAGCGCGGTAACGCTACAGCCGGGGCGGTACTGGACGGCGTTCCTACTGTCTGCGGGTTCGGCAACTGACTTCTACTACATGCACATTCAGAACGAATCCCCTTCGGCCCCTGCGAACTTCTTCCTAGGGTCGGCGTTCCAGCGTGCTTGGTGCCTTGACTCTCAGACTTCGCTACCGGCCACGGTGAATCAGTCCGCCGGTGAAGTGGGGCTTGACCCCGCGATTATGGCGGTTGCGACCGTGTAACCCACCTACTCAAGTAGTAGGCGCACCATGCCCCGTCCGGGCCAACTTCCGGGCGGGGCTCTCTTGTTGAAAGGAAGTATGGAATGGCTAGGTTCAGCGGTGCCACTTGGCGACCGATTCCCGTCAACTACACGAAGGGCGGGCAGGATTCCGTTCACGGCGTGGTGATTCACATCATGGCCGGGACGCTCGCCGGTACGGACTCTTGGTTCCGAAACTCTGCGGCTCAGGCTTCGTCCCACTTCGGCACCGGCAAGGGTGGCGCGCTGTACCAGTGGGTTGACACCGCTGACCGTGCGTGGGCTCAGGCGAACGGCAACCGTACGTGGCTCAGTGTCGAGAACGAGGGGCAGGGGGGCGACTCGCTGACTTCCGCTCAGATGGACCGTTGCGCGGAGGTTCTAGCGTGGGCCCACAAGACTTACGGCGTGCCGCTACAGGTCACGTCCAGCCCTTCCGGCAAGGGTCTTGGGTACCACGCCATGGGTGGCGCTTCGTGGGGCGGTCACACTTCGTGCCCCGGCTCCAAGATCGTGGCTCAGCTTCCGGAGATCGTGAAGCGCGCCAAGTCGCTTGCCGGTGGCGGGGGTTCCTCGTCCGGCGGTAGCGGCTCGTCCGGCGTTGCCCGGTACACGGTGACCATCAACGGTCTCAAGTACGGCTATGGCGCGAGTGGTTCGCAGGTAACCACGGTCGGCAAGGCGCTCGTGGCTAAGGGCTTCGGCAAGCACTACACGGAGGGTCCGGGCCCGAACTGGACGGACGCTGACACGCTCAACTATGCGGACTTTCAGCGGAGTCTAGGTTTCAGCGGTGCTGACGCTGACGGTGTGCCCGGTGCGGTGACGCTCAAGAAGCTTCTAGGCGCGCTGCCGGGCAAGACTGCCAGCAAGCCGAAGGGTTACGAGCCGTTCCCCGGTGAGGCGTTTTTCAAGAAGAGCCCGAAGAGCGCGATTGTTACGGCCATGGGTAAGCGCCTTGTGGCGGTGGGGTGTTCGGCGTATTCGCAGGGTCCGGGTTCTCAGTGGACGAACGCCGACCGTGAGAGCTTCCGGAAGTGGCAGCGCAAGCTAGGCGACGCTCCGGCGTACTGCGACGGTTGGCCCGGTCGTAAGCAGTGGGACGCGCTCAAGGTCCCGAAGGTCTGACGGTAACTCTCCGTCTATCCCGCGGTGTCGGGTGTGTCCGTTTTTACACGGGTTCACCCGATGCCGGCACCGGGGCCAAAATCAACAGAGAGTGACGAAAGGTGGGGTGCCCATGGGGGAGCACAGCAAGCCGGAAAGTGTGGGATACGTGAGGACGGTTCTAGCGTGGATCATGACGCACAAGGCGAAGATTCTTGCCTTTGCTGCCGGTGTCATCGCTGCGGTAAGTGCGGTTAAGCCGGACTTCCCGGCGGCAGCGGTAATGGGGGCTATTCACGCGCTACTTGGCGTGTAGGAATCCCTTCCCCTCCCCGTATGAGTGTCGGCACATTCATACGGGGAGGTACGCACGTGAGCTATCAGCATGTCGCGCTTTTGGGTAAGGCCCGGTCCGGAAAGGACACGGTGGCCGCGCGGCTCGTACGGAATTGGCTTTTTACTCGGGTGGCTTTCGCTGACCCTCTCAAGGGGGTAGCGCTCAGGCTTAACCCGCTGATCCCGACTACGTACAACGTTCACGTACGGCTCAAGTCGCTCGTGGCGGACGTGGGTTGGGAGTGCGCAAAGGACAAGTACCCGGAAGTTCGCAGGGTGTTGCAGACGGCCGGACAGACCGTGAGGGACCTTGACCCGGATTTCTGGGCGAACGTCGCCATGGACAAGGTGGACGCTGCCGACACGTGGAACATGCCCGTAGTCGTCACTGACTGCCGGTACCCCAACGAGGCGGAAGCGCTCAAGGCTCGTGGCTTCATGCTCGTACGAGTCCAGCGGCCCGGGAACCCGGGAACCCTTGAGCATGAGAGCGAGACCGCGCTAGACGGCTACCCGGTTGACCGGGTGCTGATCAATGGTGGAACGCTGTTCGACCTAGACACTGAGGCTGACGCGCTGATCCGGCGCAGGTAGCCACGTGGCCCCCTTCCTTCGGGAAGGGGGCTTTTTGCGTTTCTGGTCACTCGTTCGGGTGACCCCCACCTACTACTTGAGTAGGTGGCTTGCGCTACCAAGATCACGTCCGTATAGTCGTGCCCCGCAAGGCACCGCAGGGAGCGGGGCCGCGAACGAAGGGGCGGGGAAGATGTTCAGCATCAAGTACAACCGGACCACGAATCACATTGCCGGGCTGACCGTCTGCACCCCCATGAAGGATGAGACGGAAGCGGAGATCAGCGCGAAGGGGGAAGTTGCCTACTACGCTCAGAATGCGTGCGGCAGCCTCACCCGGTACCGCTTCGCTGACGGCCCCTCGTTCGAGACCGTGACCGAAGCTCTTGAGTGCGCACGCAAGAGCACGCGGAAGCTTTGCAAGACGTGCGAAAAGGCGGCTGAGGCTATGATTGCTGCCGTTGAAGCGAAGCCCGCTGAGGGCCCGAAGGAAGAGGAACCCACCATGTCCGGAAAGCTCAAGCTCAGCGACGTTCGCGGCGACATTTCCATTGCGAGTGTCGGCAACGGCACGCCTCACGCCCTCAAGCTGGACGGATCGCACGAAGCATTCTGTGACGTGCGCCACAAGGACCCGCTTCGTTCCTGGGGTCCGGCGCATGAGCAGAAGCCGGAAATTGAGCTGTGCGCCAAGTGCTCCAAGCTCGTTCCGACCGGTCCCGTTGAGATGAAGAACGAGACCGTAGCAATTCCCGGCCTCAACCGTGAGGTCACCCGTACGGTTGCCGTCCCCGTGGACGACACCACCATTGAAGGAGAGAACCCCACCGTGGCCCCGAAGACCATGACGAAGGAACAGCAGACGGAGACGGCGGACGAGGTTCGCGGCGACTTCGAGCGGCTTACCACGCTGATCCACGAAGCGAACGAAGAGGGGCTTGCCACCCTCAAGGAAGAGATCAAGGTCAAGGTGGAGAGCATCACCGGCACTGGTGCGGCTGCCGTCAAGGCCAAGCTTCGCGCTGAGGCTGAAAAGACCGAAGCTGACGCCCGGGAAGCGGCGCGTGAAGCCGCGAAGGGTAACGAGGTGGCCACGCTCGAAACGCAGGACTACCGCGCTGAGGTGGCCGGGGCCGACGAGATTGTTTCGGCTGCCGCAAAGCGCATCGGTGAGGCGCTGCAAGCGTCCATGAAGGTGTCTGATCTCGCCAAGGAGATTGCCGCTACCAAGATGCGGATTGCCGCCCGCATCAAGGACAAGAGCGGCGACCCTGACGTTTTCCTCAAGACGAATCAGGCTAAGCAGGCTTCGCGCGACATGTACGAGCTTGCCGTAAGGGACCTTCCCGAGACGTTCGAGAGCACGCAAGCGCTCAAGAAGCTCATCAAGGCCGTTCAGAATCAGCAGAGCGACGCGCGCACCAAGTACGTTCGCGCGCTGGACGAGAACCCGGAAGAGGCGGCGCTCTTCGTCAAGGCTCTTGAGGCCAACCCGGACGCCAAGCCGTCTGACGCCGTGTTCGACTTCCACAAGGTTGACCGGAAGTCCCGGCAGGAAAAGGAACTTGAGAACTGGCACAAGTCGCGCGGTGAGCTGACGGCCGGTGAGGGTGAGGACGAGTCCGGCGAAGGTGAAGGCGGCGGCGAAGGTGGGGAGGGTGAAGGCGGCGAAGGTGGGGCGACTGACGACGCGTACGCGGACACCCTCAAGCGCGCCACGGCTGCCATGAAGGCCATGACGAAGTTCAAGACGGCCCCGCTCTCCAAGCTCACCGACGAACAGCGTGAGGCGATTGAGGGTCAGGCAAAGGCCCTTGAAGAGGCCGCGAAGGAAATCCGTAAGGCGCTGATCTAAGCGCATCACTCAGGGGCCCTCACCTCGTCCAATACTCGGATGGGGTGGGGGCCCCGTAGGAGGGGACGGCATGAACGAAAAGCCGCGAATGCTCAGTGAGGCCGTGAGGACCGGGGATTTCCAGGCGACAAGGCACCTAAGCGCCTTTCTCACGGTTGATGAGTGGGAACTACTCGGGCACGGGCTTGCCACGGCGGCAGCCCATTACAGGGGCGACGAGGGGCACCCCGGCGTCAGTGATCAGCTTGACGCGCTGATCATGAAGCTTCGTCGCAGCATGATGGACGAGGGGGAGCGGTGACCGGATTCCTTTCAATGGTGGGCACATGCCCCGACTGCAAGAACGTGTTCAGCGCCTGCCCGCAGTGCGTGAACACGATCCAGATTGACCCGAAGACCGGCCTTGCGCCGGACACGGTGATGCAAGACGGCAAGGCAGTGCACAACCCGAACCCGGACCCGGCGGCAGTGGACCGCGCAGTACCCACCCCCGTGTGTGACCCGTGCGTGATCAAGCGCAACGAGGTAAACCGCGCGGGTGGCCCCGCTGCCTCACACCACACCACCGGACAGGTAATGACCGCCGAAGAGCGGCACCGCCGCTTTCACAAGGGGGAGTACGACGCATGACGGACAAAGACTTTCCGGGGCAACTGATCACCGAAGCGGGCGGGTTCACGTTCAAGCACGACCCGGGGGCCACGGGCGGGAAGGTGTACGCCGGACACAACTTGCGCGGTGACTTCATGGTCATTGACGTAGGCGACGAGAACACCCCCACCGGGGTCTACGTGAGGGCTTGGAAGCGTAGTGACTTCCTGTTTGCCGACACGTACGAGGGGGCGGCAGCGTGCGTCATCGCGTACCAGTACGGCACGGAAGCCGCCAACCGCGACGAGGCGCCCGAAGAGGGCACGCCGGAAGGTGACGCGCTCGCCAAGTGTGCTGAGCCCCTGTGCGGCCGTGAGCGGCCCCGCTGGACGCTCGACAAGGTGCGCGGTCGGCTCGTGTGCTCCCCGGCGTACGCCATGAGCTGTGGACGCTGCCACCCGTCCGACTCGTACGCAGTCCACTACACAGAAGACGAGCACCGACACGACCCGATGCCGGAAAGTCACGTGATCTGTGGCATCTGCAAGGGCGACCGGCCGATTGCCGACATGCACGTCTACGGCAAGGCGTACATGTGCAAGACCCACACCACCGACGAGGTAGACACGTGGGTTAGGGCTCAGCCCCTCTAGCCGTCCGTCTGAGTGCCTACTAGCCCCGTCCGGCCCCGTGGTTGGGCGGGGCTTTCGCTTAACCAGGGGAGAGGGAATGAGGGGAAGAAAAGAGACCCGACGCGCTGAGGTGACCGGTTGTGGTTCCGGTGGCCAGTCACGGCCGGGCGTAGCCGACTTGGTCACCATGAACCTAGTGATCACCGGAAATAAGGACACTGACCGCCCGGTGCAAGCACTCATGACGCCGGACAAGGCGCGCCAATGGGCAGCGTTGCTTATCCGCATGGCGGACATGGTTGACGACCGGTTCCTACGGAACGTCAAGCCACCGGTGAAACGAGAGGTACCCGCATACTTCCTAGTCAGCACCAACGGGGACGCGTACGAGCACGCTGCCCACGGGCCCCGCACGGTATGCGGCACGGCAGCACTGGAACCAACGGGTGGCACGGGCTTGCCCAACTGCCCCAACTGCCTTGACGGGCTTGAGGTTGAGTGCTTGCTGTGTGGCGAACCCCGCCGGGCCCATGAAGTGGACCAGTACCGGCATGGCTTGTTCTGCAAGACGCATCCGGTAGACGACGTGCGCGAGTGGGTTAAGGCTCAGCGGCCCTAGGCGCTCGTCTAAGCCCCTCTCAGCCCCGTTCGGCCCCAGTGGTCGGGCGGGGCTCTCTCATGCCCGCAGACGGGCGTACAGCGTCTCTCAGCGGGTGCGGAGTGGCAACGCTTCCAATGACGCCCAAGTGACGAAGTGACGAAATGACGAGTATCTGTGTTCCACCCATACACAACTCATCTATCTCTTCTGTGGCCCCAAACCCGAAGCCACGTCACCACGTCACTTCGTCACCCGGAATCCCTCCCCCTCAAGCCCATGTGTAAGCACACCAAGCCCGGAAGGGGCAACACACATGGGCAACGTCCGCACTATCCAGCGTTCCGGCAGCCGGTTCTACATTGACCCGGAAGACTCCACCATCAAGCGGCCCGGCGTAACGTCGATTATCTCGATGCTCCCGAAGCCGTTCCTTGCATTCTGGAACGCGAAGATGGTTGCCGAACTGGCCGTTGACTCGTTCGGCTTCATTCGGGAGATGAGCGAGACCGCCGGTCGTGACGCTGCGGTTGATTACCTCAAGGGTGCCGCGCGCCGGTACACCAAGACCCGTGCCGACATTGGGTCGGACGCGCACGACATGTTTGAACGCATGATCCGTGGTGAGTTCGTGGGCCACGTCCACCCGGACCTTGAGCCGTACCGCGCCCACTTCGCGGCCTTCCTTGAGGCGGTCAATCCTGAGCTTGTCCGGGCCGAAGACGTGGCGTGGTCTGAGACGCACGACTACGCCGGATCGTTTGACGCCATGCTGCGGGTGTGGCTGGACGATGACGGCAAGGTGACCCCGGACCGTTCCGGAACGCCTCACCTGCTTATTGCTGACTGGAAGACGAGCAAGAGCACTTACGCCGACGTGGCGTTGCAGATGGCTGCCTACGCGCACGCCGATTTCATCATTGACCCGGACGGCAACCGAGAGCCCATGCCTGAGTTTGACGGCGCGGTTGTCCTCCACATCACGCCGGATCAGTGGGCCCTTAAGCCGGTCCGCATTGACGCTGACGTGTTCGCCGTGTTCCTCACGCTGCGGAAGGTCTTCACGTGGGACCGGGAGACCTCTAAGACCGTGATCGGTCGGGCTCTCGCAAAGTCCACGGGGAAGCTTGTTACCGGCACTCAGCGCCGGGCGCGCTAGCTGGAATCCCTTGCCCTCTAGGGCAAATAGGAAGGGACGAGGGGTTGAGCCCCTACTACTTGAGTAGGTGAGTTTCCCCCTCGCCCCTCTCCCCAACACCAGCATCCCCGTACTGAGGAGAGAGACCCTATGGCGCTCAAGATTTGGGACACCGACCCCAACAACAAGCCGAAGCCCCGTCAGACGTTCAGTGATGACACGGTGGGCCGGTTCCACTCCGGTAGGTCCGTGGACGGTCAGCCGGAAGCGCTCAGTGAGTGGCGCATTTCCACGGGTGACCCGGAGGTTGGTAAGGCGGTCGCTCAGCTCTTCGGCGGTACGCCGGTTGAGGACGAAGAGAGCACGTCTGAGAACTACATTGACGTTTTCACTGAGCGTGAGAGTGTCACTGTCATTCTGAGCGGCCCCGGTGCCATCAAGGATGACATGAAGCTGTGGAACCGAAGCAAGCTCGTTCATCACTGCGACGGCGTTTCGTTCCTGTCCCCGGACGAGCGGAAGGGTAAGCCGTGCGGCTGCCCTGAGCTGTTCGCGGACCGCAAGCAGGCAGCGCGGGACCTTATGGGCCCGTCTCCGTCCATTGACATCTTTTTCCGTCTGGCCGATGACCCGGAGCTTGGTGTTTTCAAGTTCCATTCCGGCGCGTGGACGCTTGCCGCTGTTCTTCACGAGTACGCCAATGACCTTGAGCGCATCGGCGGTGAGGCCGTGGCCGAACTCGGGCTTGAGCTTGTTGAGTTCACCATCAAGAAGGGGCCCAAGAAGGGTCTTCACGTGAGCTACTACAAGCCGGTTCTTGAGCGCATCCGCTCGTACAACGACGCGATTGCGGAGTAACGAGCCGTGAGTAATACCTACCTCCCCGGAAGCGTCTTGGGTGATCTCCCGAGCCTACTCAAGGCGCTTCCGGATGAGGCTATCCGCGCCCCGCTATGGGCGTGGAAGCCGAACGAGATACCCGCCGTGATTCATGAACGCCGTGTTCGCTTCGGAATTGACGAAGAGACCGGCGACCCCGAATACAGCTAGGAGAGAGCACACATGGCCCTGTATGAGATCACCCGCACCGACGAGGTTGCGCCCGGTGAGTTCGTGTCCGCGTACGTCATCGCGGGCGGTTCTGCCCTTGCGCGGTCTCGGGTGCAGCACCTTTCCGGCGTAGCCGCGAAGGGTAAGAACCTTCACGCTGAGCGCGTGGACACCGCGAAGGTTGACCTACTGCTCAGCGTCTACTTTGACGAGCGCGACCCCGCCCCGGCGGTGGACGACGTGGACGACGTTCCGGCGTTCCCGTCCGATGACGAGCCGTTCACTGAGGTGGACGCGGCCCCGGTCCCCGTCCCCGCCCCGAACTTCCTGTAAGGCCAAGCCTCTTGCCCGTCTCCGGTTCGCGCCGGGGTCGGGCCTTGAGGCGTTAGGGGGACGTTCCCCCGGGCAGGAGAGATGCGGCATGGGTAAGCGTGGGGTCATCACTGACTATGCGGGTGAAGAGCTGTACGCGGGGGATCTTGTGGTATACGCGGCCCGGCAGGGAAATCGGGTGCGCATGACTGACGCTGTTGTCCGTGAGGTCACGGCGCGACTTGAGGCGGGCAGGCTTCGGCCCATGCTGCGTGTGCAGCCGACCGGCACTGAGTCCGGGTTCACGAAGCGGCGTTCCCTCCGTCAGGAGTGGATCAGCGCTGAGCATGTCCGGCTAGTCACGCCGGAAGTGGTGGACGTGTCGGACGTTCAGGAGTAGGCAACGAAGACCCGGGGTCGGACGGAAACCAACTAGGTTCCGTCCGGCCCCTTTTGGCGTTGGCACCTACTCAAGTAGTAGGTGCGGAAGGGGAGTTATGGACAAGGTGGCGAAGGGTGGGGCAACCCCCGCCATGGGGGACGTGCGACAGATGGGGGCGGGTGACACGTTGTGGCTTGACCCGGCAATCCGAGACGGTAAGGAGTGGTCCCGGTTCGTTGATGCCGTACGCCATGCGGTGACCCGTGGCGCTGACGTGAGGTGGCTACGTGGCTAACCCGAACAAGGCGAAGGGGACCGGGTGGGAGAGTGCCGTACGCGACTACCTGAACGAGTCGCTAGGGCTCGTGGACGAGTTCGGGAAGTTCCTTGATGTGTTCTCGGCGCTGAATGTCCGGCGTCCAGCGCAAGAGGGTGCCGCAGACGTGGGGGACGTGCACGCCGTGCCGTTCATCCTGGAATGCAAGAACGTGAAGAATCCGGCGGTGCCAACCTTTCTGCGGCAAGCGGCAGTTGAGGCAGTGAACGCCGGTTACCCGTATGGCGTGGCCGTGGTCAAGTCGGCTCGTCAGAACGTCCGCCGGGGACGAGTTCACTACAGCGTGACCACGTGGACGAGGGTGCGCCATGAACTAGGCATGTCCTCAAGAGCGTTCGCGGATCGGTACGCGTTCACGGTCTCGACTCGTGGTCTCGACACCGGCAAGTGGTACTTCACTCACGAGGTTGAGGACTTCGCGCTACTGCTCAAGGACATACGGGCGCGCCGTAACGCACGGTGATTTTAGGCCCGATGCCGGCATCGGGTGTATGTGGGCAAAAACGGACATGCCGGGCCCCGCGGTACTCACGGAATGTGACCGGGGCCCGGCTGGAATCCCTTCCCCTCAAGGGCCAGTGAGGCGAAGGAGAGAGCTTATGCAGTTTGCTGACGTACTGGCCCGGTTTGAAGACGTGGAAGAGCAGAACGACGGGGGATACCTTGCGGTGTGCCCCGGACACAACGACTCTCGCCCGTCGCTGAGGATTTGGCGCGGGGATGACAACAAAGTCCGGATCACTTGCCGGGCCGGTTGCGAAACGAAGAGCGTCATTGACGCCGTAAAGCTCCCGTGGTCGGCGCTGTTCAATGCGACCGGTGACGGGCTCACGGTGGCCAAGGAACGCCCCGAACTCGTCGGCCCGGCTCAGGTGGCCGCTCTCGCCACGTACGTTGACGCAACGTCCCTAGTGCTTGGCGACTACGGCAACGCGATTGCAGCCGACGCGCTGAGCTACATAGACCGCCGATTCGGTCTCGACCTTGAGACGGCAGCGGAACTCATGCTCGGCGTGGACGATGGCACGGTGTCCGGGCTGGACTTCGTGGACTCTGCGGGAGACCGGCGTAACTACCGGTCCCGGGGGTTCCGTTCGTTCCCCCGGCTCACGGTTCCTCTCCGGGACTTCCGGGGCGTTGCCCGTGGCTTGCAGGGGCGAGACCTCACCGGGGAGTGCCCCGGTCGGTGGATCAGCCTTACCAACCCGGAAGGGGCCCGGTGGTCCCCGTACGGCGTCTTTCGCGGGCAGGGTGGCTATGGGGTAGTCATCATCACTGAGGGGCCCGGAGACGCGCTTACGGCCGTTGCCGTGGGCTATGACGCCGTGGCCGTTCGCGGGGCCGCTCTCGCCGGTAGCCCGGAACTCGTCGCTGAGCTTGCCGAAGGGCTCAAGGGTGCTCAGGTCATCGTGTGCGGTGACAACGACGATGCGGGGAACGGCTTCACGAAGCGTCTCGCTGACGGTCTCGCCGGTCACGGCGTGGACGTGTTCACGCTTGAAGTGCCGTACGAAGGTGCCGACTTGACCGATTGGCGGGAACGAGTCGGGGCCCGCCGCTTCCCGAATGAGCTTCACCAAGCTGTGAAGGTGGCCAAGCCCGTTGCCGGGAAGACCGGTACGGCTCTCGTTGACGCCGACACGGGCGCGCTCGTTCCGGACTCAGACGAGGCAGCGCGGGCAGTGCGGCTCATGGCTGAGCTTGCCGACCGCTACGGCTCGTCGGACGTGCTGAACGCTCACGCGCTCGTTGCTTTCACCGCCGGACGGATCAAGTACGCGTCCGGTCTCGGGTTCTACGTCTGGAACGGCGTTACGTGGGAGCGTTCGGAGACGCGCGTACGGCAAGCCATCCACTACATGGGGGCCGCTCTTACGGTCGCTGCCGCTGAACAGTCGTCCGAGCATCGGGCCAACGGCGGGGACGCGAAGAACGACCCGGGGGAGCGG